ATACCGACAATGCTCCCGTTACCTCTTCTATCTCGTATCCGAGACTGTTTGCAACAGGCCCGACATAGCCCATTGAGTTTGAGAGCTTCTCCATCGTTGCCATCGAATTGCCGATTGCCGCCGCAAATACGTTCGTGATTCTCTCGGCTTGGTTTGCCTCCAACCCGAACTGGTTTAAGGTTGAGATAACCGTGTCCGTGGTGAATGCAAGGTCGCTTTGCGTTGCCGAGGCAAGGTTCAAGGTCGCCTCTATGGAGTCTGCCATTTGGTCGACCTTGTAACCTGCCGACGCCATGTAGTATAAAGCATCCGCCGCATCCGATGCGGAGAACACCGTTTTACTGCCCATATCTCTGGCGATCGCTGTCATTCTTGCAAGCTCTTCGCCCGTTGCCCCTGCGACCGATGCCGCATTTGCCATACTCTGCTCGAACCCTTGCGACACGTTGACTGCCGCCGTTCCGAGTGCTACGAGCGGTGCGGTTATGCTTGCCGTGAGCTTTGTTCCTGCTTTTGTGAAAGACGCCGACACCTTTTGTATTTTCTTTTGTGCGGTTTGTAGTCCTTTCGACAGCGAGGATATATCCGCCGCAATCTTCACGACAAGGTTTCTAATTACAGCCATATCTCGCCCCCTTTATTTGATTGTTACGCCTTTTGCCGCCGCCATTGCTTTTAAGATCGCATCGCTTTTACTGCTTGCTTTTTTGCTCGGTTTCTTCCTTGCCTCTTTCAGCAGTTTTTCAAGCCGTGGCAACTTTCTTTGCCGTGCAAGAGCTTCGGTGTGCCATGCAAGACACAGCAAGTTCTCAAACTCGGTCTGCTCGGCATTCCGTTTCTGCTTGGCTATGAGCGTGAGTTCATACGGCGTATAATCGCCGACCTTTAACGGATCGACGCCCCACGTTACCACCGCTTGTTCGGACAATGCGAATAAATCAAAAACGGCGGTTACTTTTCCCCCGGCGTTTGCTCCGTATTCTCTCCGCCGAATGCTGCAGTCAAAGCCTCGCCGAGTTTCTCCGCCACTTCGGTGAGGTTGGAGTATTCGTCGATTAAGTCGCCGACCTTTTGTATTGTCAGCGTTTTGTCTTCGTGATAAAGACCGCCGTACACGATGGCAAGTAAGTCTTTAATGCCCAACTTATTAAGGTCGAGCGAAAGGATGGATTTGCCCGTTAAGTCTTCGATTTTGGCAAGTGCATTCATACCGTATCGCAAGGTTCTCGGTTTATCCAAATTGATTGTGATTCCGTTCTTCATAGTCCCTCCGTTTATTCCGCCGTTTCAAAGGTCAGCGCACCCGTTCCCGTGAATTCGATGCTGATAGACACAACGTCGTCAACGGGATCTTCAATGGAAAGGCTGTTTATGTAAGCCTCGCCCTGATAGTAGTTCGTTCCGTCCACGTAAAGTTTTACCATTACCGTCGTACCGTTGAGAAATGCATCTTGCAATGCTTTCTGCCCCTCGGTATCCACGGGTACTTCGTAGTCGCCCTCGCTCGATGCCGACCACTCTTTGAGTCCCGTGATATAGTTCTTCCAATCGTCGCCGAGTGCAGTTGTTTCCAAAGTATCAAGCGAAAGTTCGAGCGACCAATTCTTGATGCCTACCACTTTCTTGCTTGCAGATGCTCCGACGACTACTTTGCCGTTCTTTCCTGCTACCGCCATATTTGCCTCCTATTTTTCGTTAAAATGAAATTCAAATTCGATGCTCGACATATACTCGTTCATATCGAATTTAAGTGCCGTATTCCCGTTATACTCATAGTCCGATTTGATGAATACGGCTTGTATATTTAGCCCGCACATATCTCCGCTATAATCTTGAAATACACACTTGACTTTACGGGATAGTTCCCGTGCTTTTTTGTATGTTGTATCGTGGCATACAAACTGCATCGTTTGCCGTACAAAGCCCGTATCCCCTTGCAAAGCCGAGTCATAATTCGCCAATACAGGAGTGTAAACAATAGCGGGCAACGGTGCGTCTTCGGGCAATACTATGGGATATATACGGCCGCATACATATCGGGAGATGCTCGAATCCGAACACAACTTCTCATACACGGCTTGGCATATATCTTTCATATTTTCCTCCCGACCGCTCTCGATATCTCCGATACGATTGCGGCATTGATTTGATTTTGGTTATCGTCCACGGCATTCCGCAAAAACGGATTTGCAGGTCTGCCCCTTGCTCCGAGTTCGACGTGCGTTCCGTATTTGAGCGACTTGTCATAGTCAACTTGCACGGTCGCTTTCGTTGCCGTTGCCTTGCCTTCGGTCAAATGCAGACTTTGCTTTAATGCTCCCGTATCCACGGGGCAATTCCGCTTGGCGTCTTCAAGTGCGATTTTACCGCCCGCCTTTGCTCCCGCCATCATCACGCTTGCCGCCGCATCCTCCATTGCTTTTAGGTCTTTGACAAGCGCACTCGCCCCCTCGACCGTTGTTTTGACTTTCCTTTGCTTTGCACTGTAACCCATCGCTTACCAACTCCTTCGCATTCAGTATCGTGGCAGTATGGGCAGTTTCGTTGTCGAGTTCGCCTACAATCTCGTACAACTTATTTCCGTATCGGATACGATGCAAGACCGTCAGCCAATGACAGTACCGCATGGTGATTCGCACCACTTTCTCGGCTGTCACTTGCTGTGCGAACATCTGCTCCGTTCCGCTTATAGGGACGATTGCCGCCCATACCTTTGCCACGCTTTTCCACTTGCCCGTTTCTCCGCCGTATTCATCTCGGTCTTTGAAAAACTGCAAAATTTCCACCCGGCGGTTAAGTCTGCCAATATCCATCAGAACGCCTCCCGTCTATACGCAAACAGCATTCGGCGGACAAGATCGAGCGTTTCCTTGATGTCCACGCCCGACTTGTCTTTCGCCACTTGCCGTTCTTCATATAAGGTTGCCGTAACGATGAGCATTGCCTGATGCACGGGTTCGGGGATTTCCTCGAACTCCGAGAGCTGCCGTCGCAACACTTCTTCGGTCAAGCCTTTCGCCGTAATGATGAGCGAGGAGATGAGCGCATCTTCGTCATCCCCGTCCAAGCGGAGAAAGTCTTTTGTTTCCTGTAACGTCAACACGCTCGATCACCCCCTTTTGTTTTACGAACCTCTCTTTGCGAGAGTAACGAACGGCGACACACTCGAACTGCCCTTGTAAGGAGTGAGCGGTTTGTTCCAGATAGGTTTGCCGTCCACACGATAGATAAAGCGGAACACCGACTCATCGTACAAAAAGCGGACGTGGATGGAACTTGCCGCCTTTACTCCGCCCTTGTCAATGAGCAAGTATTGTCCGATATCTGCGAGAACGATGTCCCCGATATCGCCTGCGGCACTGCACTGTTCCAAAGGAATAACGGGACGACCGAACAGCGTCCCGTAGGGTTTTTCCGAAAGACCGCCCGCCGGGATGTACACGGGTTTATCGCCGAGTTTCAAAGTGTAAAGGTACGGCTCAAGTTCCTGATTGATATACCATACAGCATTCGCCCTCGACCTTGCCCACAGGCGATTCCACATCTTGATGAGATTCTCGACCGTGATGATATCGGTCTGGTCTTTTTCCTTTTCGACCTTAACGATCGCACCGCTTTTAAGGATGCCGAGAGGTTCGCCCTCGCCGCTTCCGTCAAGAATTGCATCGTCGATTTTGAACCCGAACTCTTCCGCAAACGCCTGACGGATGACCGCCTCCAACGCCGCAGCATCTTGCAACAGTTCATCCGTCGCATAGCATAAGCCCGTGAGTTTCTTCAGCGAAAGTTCCAACTGACGGAACTTCGGCTTACTGCCCGTAAGTTCGTCCGCCTCGCCTTCCCAATAAGTCTGCACTCCGCCCCATCTCGAACCGTTGGCACGGCTGTCTTCGTCCACGGCGTTTATTTTCATTCCGTTGGCGTTGGTGCTGATAGGGATTTTCTTCGCACGGCTTGCAAGAATTCCCGTTTCATAGGTGCGTTTTAACAGTTCGGTTACGAAGTCCTGCTGTACGAGGAACCCGCCGTCCGAGGGAGTGCTTTCGTTGAGTCCGCTTGCCGCCCTCGTAGTCAGTCTTTCGTCCACCTTTCCGCCGGGAGCCGCCGCCCTGTATGCCGCAAGCAACTGTTCGCCGAAGGTAGCGAATCTCTTCTCTTCGCTTTTATTCGGCGTAGGCTTGACTTCGGGTTTCTCTGTTACCGACCTGTCTTCGGGTTCGATTGCAAGCATCTTTTCCGCACGGCTGATGCTCTCGTCCCACGAACGAATTCCCGACTCGTATCCGTCGATTTCCTTTTGTTCGTCTTCGGTGAGGAACCTGTCCTCTGCTTCCGCTTTATTGAGAACCGCCATCGCTTTGAGTCTGGCGTCTTCTCTTTTTGCTTTCATTTCAAGCACTTTCTTCATAGTCATATCCTTGATATCCTCCGATTAATAATTTTTGAATTTGGTCTGCAAGCCTTTGAGTTTCACTTGCTGTTTTGCTTTCTCGGCGGTTCTTTCTTCCGCCTCCGCCTTGCTCCGCTGTTCAGCCTTGTAGCCGTTGTATTCTTCCATCGCTCTCACACCCACGTCCGTGGCGGTATATGCGGGGAACGTTACGGGACTCACGTCGAACAGTTGAACCTTACGGATTTCTCTCGTATCCATTCCGTTTTCCGTCGACCATTTGTCTTCTTCGACTATGAAACCTATGGACATCTGCGTGATATCTCCGCGTCTGATACTTGCCTGCAAGTCCCTTGCCCAACTTGTATCGGGCGGTGTTATCCGCACACGCAAGCCGACTTCGTCTTCCACGAGTTCAAGCGTTCCTGCACGGTTACGCCCAAGCACATAGTTCGGATCGTGGTTGAACAATGCACGGATATCGTCTTTACCGATGCTTTCGTTGAATGCACCTTTGCGGACGATTTCCTTAAACGGAAAGATTCCGCCGAGCGTTTCCGACCACGAGTCGAACACCGCTGCGTGTCCTTCGATTACCGAACCGCCATCACTGTCCGCTATTCGCAGTTCCGCCATCGGGAGCATTCGCAATTCCTTCTTGCCCTTCTCCATCGCTACCTCCTTCTTTGTTTTCTTTGCTTACCGCTGTCATGTTTCCGTTCACAAGGTAAGCGTCGCCGCCTTGTTCTTTCGGTATCGGCGGTAGGTCTTCCAAGTGTCGGATGTCGTTTGCCGACAGCCAACCGTTTTGCCGACCTATTGCGTAGCCTTCCATTCTCGACTTGTAATCGCCACGCATCAACCCGTCCACGTTGAATCTGCTGAAATACAAAAGCCGTTCTTTCTCATCCAAGAGTGAACGGCTTATCGCTTGCTCCCACCTGACTAACCACGGGCGGATTGTGTGCTGTACAAATTCAATCGATTGGTGTTCTATGTTGCTGAACGTCGCTCTTTCCAAGTCGCCGACAAGGTGCGGCGGAACACGGAATATTCGGCAGATTTCGTTGACTTGATACTTTCGGGTTTCAAGGAATTGTGAGTCTTCGGGAGCAATGCCGATTGTGTGATATTTCATCCCCTCTTCAAGCACCGCCACCTTATGGCTGTTTCTCGTACCCTGATATACCTTGTTCCAACTCTCCCTTAACTTTTCGGGATCTTTCAGTATGCCGGGGTGTTCCAACACACCGCCCGGTCTTGCTCCGTTACCGAAAAACTTTGCACCGTACTCTTCCGTGGCAAGCGACAGCCCGACAGCTTCCCTTGCTTGAGATATCGGACTCAAACCCGTTACCCCGTCAAGCGACAAACCTTTTATGTGAAAGATTTGTTCGGGTTTGTACTCGTAGGTTTGATTGGTGATATCGTCCGAATAGGTGTATTTTATCCTGCCCGTTTGCGTATCTCGTTCTACCGTCATGAGCTGCGGCTTTAAGTACCACAGTTCGGTTACGTGTCCGTTTTTGCGGATTTTCCTCGCATAAGCGTTGCCCCATAAAAGGAGCGATGTCATCATCATTTCCCGAAACTCGAAACTCGTCATTTCGTCGTTGGGCATTTCGTAAAGGCAAGAAAAAAGCGGATGTTGCTCCGCCATTTCACTCTTACCGCCTTTGCCCTTTTTGAACAGATGCAACGGCAGACTTGCTACCGTTTCGGCAAGGATTTTCACACACGCATATACCGCCGAGGTCTGCAAGGCACGGAGTTCATCCACTTGCACTCCGCTGTTGCTGTTGCCGATAAAGTCCACGTCTACACCGCGTATAAAGTCTTGCATTTCCTTGCTCGGCTTATTGCGTCTTTCACGCTTTGGTGCATCCCTACTGCGTCCGAATATTCCCATTCATACCTCCGTTTTGAAATAATAAAACCGCCCTTGCGGACGGTTTGTTTGATTTGATTTTGTTACTTTTTTACTGACTTGAATGGTTTAGCATCCACTAACGCCATGCACACGTTATCTATGGCTTTCCACTCGGCGTCACATTTCAGTGTCGCATATTTGCCCGTCATCTGTGCTCGGTACATAATTGCTTGATGGGCGGCGAACTCTTCGGCGATAATATCAGGAGCGTGTTCTACATCAGAAAGTATCCTTGCTTTGAGTTGCTCGACCTTTACATCGTAGGCTTTTTTCTCTGCCTCGGTTGCGTTGCCATAAAAACCATGACTGTAGTTCTTCAGCGTTTTGAACAGCTTTTTTTCAAGTTTGAATCGTTCCGCGTCCGTTTGGGATAGCGTTCCAACTCTGCAGTAGAATGCCACACCACGATTTTTTATAAGCTCGTCTTCTCCCTTCTTTTCCATTGGTATTACTTTGACCATCTTATTTGTCCTCCCTCGGCATTTTGAATCCTATTCGGCTTAAGAGCCGAACAGGATTCTGCCTGTTTCTAATTTTTCATAATCGTGCAGAACTTCTATGATTCTCGTTATATCGTAGTATTCGTCTTCGGCGTATTCGCTTAATTCGTCCCACCATGCCGACCGTAACACTTCGCGTCTTTCCACCTTTCCTACCGAGCCGAGTTTGCTGTCGTAGGCTTCGGGTTCGTAGGTTGCCGCTTCCTTATTAAAGGCATCCTTAAGTTTCAGCCATAATTCGTGTGCCTTGCGGTAGGTGTCGGGATTTGTTACTCCCGTCTTATCCGCTACCGTTCCTATGCCGAACGTCGGGAACTTTACTGTTGTGTGAATGTTTGCGATTATCTCGTCTGCTGTGTTCCATTGATAATTGTAAGCCTTGGGTGTCAGTGTCGTTTTCGTTGTCATTTTTTGCTCCTTCGGGCGGTTGCCCTTGCTTTTGTTTTGTACTACAAACATACCGTAAACAACCGAAAGAGCCCAGCGAAATAGCGCAGAAACACACAACTTTTTTCGGGAAAATCAAACTTTTTTTGAAACAAAAAACCGCCCTTGGGGACGGTTATATCATTATTTTCTTATCCGTTTCAATTCTTTTTCCATCGACAAGTATAGCTCCATCATAAAACTCGACCATCGGCTACTCAACGTGTCCATTCCCTCGGCAATGGAATACACGCCGATGCCTTTCTCTTTGAGTTTTTGGATCATTTCTATTTTCTGTGCTGTTAAGCATCCGAACTGTCTGAACCCTTTGATTATTATGTAATCGAATTTATGAGTTTCAGCATCCTTTATCATTCGGTTGTATTCAGGTAGATTTTCGGCTCTTTCATACTTGCTGACATCGATATAGAATTTGACGATCTCGCAATTGTTTTTGCATTTTATTAATTCGTTAAAATATTGTTTTTGGCACTCAATAACGAGTGCGTCTTCTTTTCTTATTCGTATATAAAC